ACCTAAGCGCAGAAAATGCGTTTCTGAAACAAGATATTGAATACAAAAATTCAGTTATTTGTGAACAACAAGGAACAATCAACAAACTCAAGGCCGACGTTGATCAGTTATCTCAGGCTAACATGGAACTCAAAAAAGAGATGGAGTCATTCGAAAATGACGCCAAACGCTGGAGCGTGATGAAACAGATCATCAAGGTTCAAGGCACTGAACGACAAGCCTATGAAGTTCAAAAAATCATAGACAAAGACTTGGAACACGAACGCAAGGTCTATGAAAGGAACAGAATGTATTAGTCTTTTTTGAAAATAGGGGTGCTGGTTACCGAGCGCAACAACACGTTAGCCAGCCCCACCACCGCCAAGATGGTGCCTGCATGGGCGCCAAGAAACGGGGTGATATAACTGCCGTTCGTTGCAATCCAGTCAAGAACCGGAAGCGCAGCAAGTGCGCCGTTAAATACCGCAGTTTTATATCCTTTCATGCTGGCACCTTTCCTGATTGCAAGTCGGCAAGCGTGAGCCCGCCTGTGTATTGAAAATGGGCAAACTCTCGAAGCTTGCCCGTCCATCGCCCTGCCCATTCAAGCCCGACTGATTCCCCGAGCTCGCCTACCTTGCGCCAAAGTTCCCCATCCGGCCCAGATGTTCCCCACACAGGTTTACCGTTGCGAACTGGCACAACATCAAACGCGCACCGCCAGTTATGCCACGATTGCCCAGGGCGAGCATTGGTAACAATCACCCCAGGTTTGGTACGCCCCTGCGCAAACAAAGCGGCCTGACTTTCATTGTCTCGATATGTGCTGGTGACAATCAAGTCAATTCCGGCAGTTTTGGCAAGTTCAAGAAACTTTTCTGCTTTTGCCTTACATACCGGGTGAAGATCTGAAAGGTTGCGGCTGTTTATCATTTTACTTTTGGGATGGTCATCGTTGCGTGATGTACTGATTCAATTCTTGTGATTCGTCGATCCATATCGGTGAGCTTAAGCATGAGCTCTTTTTCCATGTCTCGAAGGCCGCGGCTTACGTTTTCAAGACTAGTGTATATCTTGTTCCCGATCCATCCCAAAACAGCCACCAACAACCCAAAAAACACAGCGACCAATGATGTCGCGATGGTAATTATGAAATTTTCGTTCATTTTCTGAAACTTACAACTCTTGGTTGAGGGGTTGCTTCTGTCTCCACTTTAATAACCCTTTTGTCTATTTCGTGGATTTTTTCAATAAGCCCGTTTTCAATTTCCTGCAAGGCTTTTGTCATCTGGTCAAGTTTTTCGTAAAGTTTATTGGATAGCCACCCGAACACCGCCACCAGCATGCCAAACATTGAGGCCACCAGAATCAATAGGATTTCAGTTAGGACGGCTTTGTCCACTATTGGGTTCCTTGTGCTTGTTGGGCTTGTAAAAGTGAGTTCAAGTAGTTTATCTGTTCGGGCGTTATTTTTGATGGCCCGCTAGGTGTTTGAATCAGTCTGTTTTGAATAAAGTTAGACAAGGCTGCGCCTCTCGCCAATGGCCTGCCATATGCTGCAACCATGCCCGCAGGGCTTCCAGTCGCCGCAGACAAGCCACTCGCCGCAAACACATCAAGAGGACTGATTCCGGGCGCACTGCCTATTGTTTCTGGCGTTCTAACAGCTTGTTTGAATTGTGATGCAAATCGACCTGCCGTCTCTAATCCGCCAGAAAGAGGTTTCCCTTTTTCAAGCCTAGATGCCAGCTTCTTTGCATCTACATTGCCAGTCACCGGGTTTAACGCATCTTCTACACTATAAGTTTTGGCAATCTGAACACGCGCCGTTTTCAAATCTTTAAGCAAATCTGTCATGCCCGCCGATTGCAATTGATTGTTTAAAAACGAATCAATTTGTTTTGCAGAATCGGCGGCTTGCTTTGCTTTTGCTAATGTTTCAGGATTGGCGTCTCGTCCATATGCTCGATAGTATGCAGTGGCATCGGCATTTGCTTGTTTCCATGCTCGAACCAATTCGCCAGCATCAACCTTGTTGCTTGATGTCATAACATAAGGATCAAGCACGCTTTTGACTTTGACTTCTGCGGGAAGTTTTACCCCGCCAGTAACATCAAAATCGCCAAGCTGGGATACCGCCTGATAAGCTTTCCCAGCTTCCGCGCGAACAGAATCAAGCACAGCGGGAGTGAGTTGCACATCTGAGGCAAGTCCAAGCGTTTCATTGGCAAGCCTATTCGTCACTGCTTGATTTTTTACACTGGCAGCTTGTCCGGTAGATGTTTTTCCAGCGGTGCCCTCAATCAATTTATTAATGACAGAGTCACGCGCTTGCGTTGGCGGAACAACATATCCGACTTCACGCGCGGCTGTAATGGCTTCTTGCATCTGCGGAGTTTGCGGAGCTCCTCCCATGGCTTTGCCAATCGCTGACATCCCAACGTTTATTGGCTGCAAAGGATTCGTGTATCGAGCCGCCATTTCCAGCGCATTGGCAGTTGGTTGAGCGACGGCAGCAATTTGTTGCGGCATGGTGGTAAGTGCGGCTTGCCCTTGAAACGCAGGAACAGCCTTGGCCACTTTGAATCCGGCTTCTGTTGCAGCAGGCACCGCACGAACCGCGCCAGCTCCCATAGAAAGCAACGCTGAAAGATCGCCAGCAACACCTACTGGATCTTCATATGCTGCTTTTTTGATTCCTTCAAGACTGCCGTAGCGTTGTGCATACATGCCGCCGACCGCAGATGCAGTATCTGCGGCTCGCTTTGCTGCGGCCTGTCCTTCTGGCGTATCAAGACTATTTACAAACTCAACCACGCCACGTGGCAAAGCTTTTTGAACTCCACCAGCAGCAATATCAAGCAATGCGCCAGCCGTTTTTACCGGGCTTGTGACGGCTTCTGCAAGCCCGCCAAAGAACTTTCCTGCGCTTGACGGGATGTTGGATATAAAACCGCTTACAGTACGCGGCTCTTCAGCAGGAACAATGCCCCGAAGTTGCGGTTTGGTGCCAAGATACTTGTCAGGGTCAAACGCAGGCGCAGTCGCGCTTTCTTTTAGGTAAGCATCAGGGTCAAACTTTGCCATTATTGAATCCCAAGACGTTGTTTGATCTGAGCGGCGCGAGGATCGCCAGAATTAGCATTCGCCCATTCAAGCGCCTGCTGATCGCGTGCAGAAAGCTGAGGTTTGCGCGTTTCTTCCAAAACCTTTTTGGCAGCAGGCGGCGCAGCTTTGATGGTACCCTTTTCAAGGTCTTGCAGATACGTTTGAAAGCCTTTTAGCTTGTTTGTAATTTGCTCGGCGTTATCGGTATCCGACGGCAAGAAAGAGCGCAAACGCTTCATTTCCTGCGCACTTTGCGCCGCCCCTGCACGTTCGTTAATCACGCGAGACACATTGTTAAACACATATGCTCTAGCTTGAGTCTGTTCTGGCGTTTCCAATCGCCCAACCACGCTTTCGCCAAACGGCAAAGCGGCGGCGGCAGCTCCACGAGCAAAACTGAATGCGCTTGGAGTATCTTTGACAGCCTTCAACGCGCCGTCAATGATGCTGCGCTGTTGGTCAATACTAGTCAACTCTTTGCGCATTTCTGACGGCACTTCAGCGCGCTTGCGCAGTTCAGATTCTTTGCTTAACTCAAGTCGTTCGCGTTCCATGCCGAGTTGTTCTTGAGCCCGCTGCTCTTGCATTTTTTGCGCAGGCGTTAGACTTTTCTGAATCCGCGTAACTTCTCCAGCAGGAGACTGAGTCATCAATTGACGCTGGTATGCCTGTGTTGCCGCAGCCCTTTCGGCGGGATCGGCAATTGCAGCAAGCTGGTTCATAACTTGTTGCTGAGGCCCTTGGAATGCGCCGACGGGTAGCTGAGACTGAGCAGCCATGCTAGGGGCTTGCAATTTTGGAGCCCTAATAATCGCCTCACCAGTGTCAGTGGTAATCATTTCTGCAAGATTTTTTAGTTCTTGCGATTTATTAAAAACATGTTCCAAGACAATATCATCAGGCAAATTTGCGATTTCTGACATGTCTTGAGACAAATCAATCCCTCTGCCTTGATATTGCTTCAAAAGCGACAAAATGGCTTGTTTTTCAGATCCCGGAGCAGCGGCCCTAGCTGCTTGCCCAGCAGAAAAAGCTTTTTCGGCAATACTTCTGCCAATCTTTAACTCATCCTCCGCTTGTTTAATTTGAGCAAGACGCTGCTCCTGCACTTGCTTTTGCAAAGCAATTGACTGTTTGCCAAGGCCGGCCTGCATGAGTCGCTGTTGCACATCGCTAAGCGTGGACGCGCCTTTGTATGCCTCACGCTCCGCCAGCGCCTCTTCCTCACCGCGTTGAGCGGCGCGCAGTTGAAGTGCTGCAAGCTGGTTTTGCTGTTGCTGTGCTTGAGCACCCTGAAACCCACGCAGAAAAGATCCAGCTGCTTCAGGCTGAACCACACCAAAATCAATAAGGGAATTAGCCATTTATGCCTCAGCCGTAGTTTGCCGGGGTGTAGCCTTTGGAAAACTCAGATTGCCCCATTCCAGATCCGCCATAAATACTGGCGAGGTAGTTTTGAACTTGAGGATTAGCAAGAGCCGTCCCTAACGCCGATCCCATTCCGCCATATTGGCTGGCTCGAATGTTGGCTGCCGCCAATCCGCCTTGAGCCTGAGTAGCCGCCCCAGACATGGCAAGGTTGCCGAGGTTTTGGCCAAGTTGACCAGCCTGCCCACCGAGCTGTTGCGTGGCCGTTTGCCCAACTCCCGCCAGCGATTGCAACGGCCCAAGACGCGCTTGGCGCTCTGCTTGATAACGATTAAAAGCGTTTTGATACTCTTGGCTGGCAAGGTCTTGCCCATAACGCTGCACGCCTTTCATCTGCGAACCAGAAAGCAACCCGCCGCGAGCCGCCGCACTGCGCTCTAACGCTTTCATTCCTTCAGCCATCCTGAAGCTATACCCTGGATCTTGCTGGAATTGTTGCATTCCGAATGGCGTGTATTGCTGGGACAGTGGGATAAGTTGATTAAGCGCGCCAATCCCGGCTTGACGCCACGGCTCTTGCAGGGCAACTTGTCGCTCGAAAATCTGGCGTTGAATGTCTGCGGCTTGCTGAGTAGATTGCGCTGCTTGTTGGCCTGCCGCTTCAATCGCTTTAGCTTGTTCGCCTGCGGCAGCAGATTGTTGCAATGCGCCCCCGATTGCAGCGCCTACTTGGGGCATTCCAAACATCGCTCCAACTCCGGCCCCAATCAACCCGCCCGCTTTCTTGACTACGCTACCCATAATGGTCGCTCCAAAACTATTTGCCTTCCGTCTTTGCGAACCGGGTCAAACCCAAACCCAAGAGCCAACCGCATAGACGTTTTGTTTTCCGGGTAAATCTTGATGACAGCTTTGCTATGTTCTTGTGCAAGTTTAGCAAGAAATTGATTTATTTCCTTGCGAATTGCCCACTTGCCGCGTTTTTCTGGCACCACAAACAAGTCAAACTCATTGCCATCTGCAATGAATGCGCCGCCGTCAAACAACGTAATGTCGCAGCTTTCCTCTACATAATGACGCAGTTTTGGATCGTCGCACTGGATACCGTCGAATCGTTTCAACGTGGCCAGCACGACTTCCCACACATCATCAGGTAACTTCACGTCCAGATGCCCGGATATTGATTGCACTGGCAGTGCCGGCGATGGTGCTGATAAATCCGCCAGCAGATAGCACTTGCCCAACAATTTCAGGAAAGGTGTAAGTCTCAGACGGCTGCAGAGTTTTGGTTTTGACAATCAAGTTTTGATTGCCCGCAGTGTCTGCCGATGTCACCAGATTCACCGAAATGGTCGCCGCCGCAGTGTTGTAATTGGTGGCGGTAAATTTGTCGATGATTGTGGTCACGCCAGTTGCGGTGTATTGCGTGGTTTGCGTGTTTTCCGCGGTTTTTGCCGGGATCAGTACTTTTACGGTAATCATAATTTTTCCTTATGCAGTGATTGCGCCAAAGGTTTTCCAAGTCCCCGGAGTTCCTGCTGTAGTACAAACCCACCCAATAAATCCGCCAGCAGTGGGAGCAGTGTTCCATATCGTATCGCCAACCTCCCATGCCCCACTGGCAGGAATTGCCGTGCCATACATCCATTTTTTGGCTGTATTTCCTGCCCCAAGCACAGCAAAAGGAACTTGCAATAATCCGCCTGTCCCAGTTGATGCAGATGGCCCAACATTGTTAATGAACGATGAAACAGCTCCATAACTTGTTCCATTTGCCAAAGAAAACGCCACGTTTGTGGCCCCAAGGCAAACATTATTTTCTAAAACATCGCCAATGGAAGAAGGCCCGATTCTGACGCCAAAATCTTGAGTGGATTCTGATGCGGATCCAAAAGTGCAATTCAAAATGCGGGTGTTTGTAGCCGTTGTTTCCATTCCCGCGTAGCCGTTTGCATAACAATGAGCACCATTAACTACACAATCAATTGCATTATTTTTTAAGAAAATTCCATCGTCAGTGCAATTTCTAAACACCCCGCCAAGGATATAAATCCTTTGGCAGTTTGCTGTATCAGAAACAATACCATTGGCTGCATTTGCCACCAAACAATTCACAAATTTAGTGTCTTGTGCATATTTGAGTTCAATTCCATTATCTACAGCTGACAAAATTTGCAAGTTTTCAATTAAAGCTGGGATTTTGTATATCGGAACTCCGGGCGCCATTGGGGCATCACCACGAATCACACACCCATATTTGTCAGATGTTTGAACGCAAAAATTCTTTACGGTAATACCAGTATTTGCAGCTTCTTTAATTGCAGCATTGGCATAATAAAAACCATAATCCCCGCTGTAAATATAAAGCCCAGCAGTGTGAGCATCTTTAATATCTACGTTTTTTATGTTGACGTTATAGCAACCAGACACAAGAATTTGCCCTGCATCACTTGCAGTGGCATAAGTCATTGCCCCTACGTTTATGTTTTCAATTGAAATGTTATGTGGATGAAAAGTGCCGCTAGAAGGGGCATTTGCCCCACCCCAATGCAACAGAATCGGAATCATCATGTATGCAGAATCTGGAAAATCAATGTTTCTTATAGAAACATCATATGATTCGCCAGTGACCATAATTCCATTGCCATCTGGGCAAGCGGTTTCGATGGTCAGGTTTTCAAGAATGATGTTGTTGTACCCGATTCCACTTCCATATTCACCGATAATAATTGGGCATTGATAATCTCCGCTGCCAGCAAAAGAAGAGCCAGAATTTTTTACTTTGCCGTTACGGACAATCGCACCAGACCTCAAGTCAAGATTCTTTGTGGCGCCTGTTGTGACAAATTTCAGCGTGCTGCCATTGAGTTCAATAGTTGTATTGGCAGGCACTACTAATGACGAAGTGGCTCGATATGTTTTGCCAGGCTCAAAAGTCAAAATGTTTCCGCTAGCTGCAGCCAAAGCGTTGATTAAAGCCGAGGTTTCATTGGTGTCGTTTCCAACGGCTCCAAAATCTTTGACGTTAAAAACATCTCTGAGTTTTGACTGCACCGTTCTTGAGACTGCCCCGCTACCGGATTGCAGAAATCCAATTAAGCTGGAACCTCCAGATGCAGCAAGAGATTGCAAGACTTCGTAGTTATAGCTGGCAATGTCATCTACTGTCCAAACTTCAACATCCGTCGATGTTGAAAGTTTGAATTTATAGTTATTCGCGCCAAGCCACACAGAAGCCTCCCCGCGGCTGTTCAAAATAACAGGGTTGGCATTTGGTGTGGCACCGCTGCTGTCCGTATAAGTAGCAAGCGGCGTAGTTGTTCCGGCGGCATATGTATAAAGTTTGCCACCTGAAAGTGGATTGCCATTAGCATCAAAGAATTGCAGCTTCGGCAGCGGAGAAAGATTAGCCATGATCGACCTGTGCAAGAATGTTGTCAGTAACCGTTAAAATAACGGAAGGAATTGCCGGAACAGGTGCGGCAGCCGCTTGCGCTAAAATTCGCACAGCAGTATCAGAAACTGCCCACATTATTTCAAAATAATCATTACTTTTCAAAAATTGAACATAATTCCATGCGGCAATTACATATCCATTATTGTTTTTTACTTGTATTTGCCCAGCAGAATTTGATACGTCTGTTCCGTTAATTCTTAGCCAAATATAAACCGCATGATCTCCGCCAGACGTATTGTCTAACTGCGCGGAGAATTGGATATTGTAAATACTTGTTGAATCAACATAAACCCTGGAGGTGGGAGAGCCAACATAACATCCAAATGACAAATCCGTGGAGTTAAATGTCATTGCATAAGCTGTATTTATAGCTGCAGCAGTTTGCGTGGTAGTGTCGTAAAAAGAACCATAGGCGGCTTTTTTTACATGCACCTGAGACACTGGAGCGCATTCCAAAGCTTCAATTCTTTTGATCGCTTCCGTTATGCCTTGAGCAACAGGCATAGACTCCAATGCGTCAATCCGCTTTTCCAGTTCATTGACAACATAAGCCGGTGGCGCAGATTGCAATCCTTCAAGGTCTTTTACAAGCTCTAAAAATAGACTAGATTTTTGTTCAGCCTCTAGCCCTTGAATGCGTTTTTCAATCTCAGCAAATTGAGACTCTATGCCACTTACTTGCCCAGCTAATACGCTGGCGTCTGATTGCTCTTTGACGATTCCAGCCAAGTCATAAACTGGCGGCCCCACCTGAAGATCAGAAAGAGAAGTCTCGTTCTTGCCTGCGCCTGTCAGGTTAAACAGGTTAAAAAAGAATCGATACCATTCCCGAGCCATCAAGCCCGTTCGAGGATCAATAAAATCAACCCTAGGTGCTGGAATGTTGGTGATGTTGAATGGGCTAGGCATTCGTAGGTTCCGCAATCAGCTCCGCGCCCATAATGGCAATTTTTACCGGGTCAGTCCCACTGATTTCATATATTCGGTCACGAAGCTTCATGGTCATCCCAAGCCTTCGCCAAATAACTCGTCTTCCGGTTTGGCCGATCTTTCCCATGCTGCGCCAGTGTTCGCTGCTCCAGTTATGCCCGCCGTCATCAGACCATCGTAGCATTACTTCAGCATCTATGCCTTGTCCTGTCCCATCAATCCCAACTCCGGATTCGCAATCAAGCTGCAGCATGTGTTGCGTGGTACGTTTTAGGTTGTTTTGTCCGGTCGGCAACGCACGCCAAGAACGCAGCCACTTTTGCACAGCCCCGTCGTCGCTGTACTTTTGCAAGTCAAACGCATACAACTTGCCGTTTTCGTAGTCGCCAACAATGATTTCTCTGTTGAAATTCATCTGGCAATTGCTGCGATGCCGAGTAAATTGCCCGTTCGAAAACCCGGCACGCTCATGCCATGCCTGAGTAGATACGTCATAAACCCACGTTGCGTTTGCTGTTGGAAAGGTCAACACATAAAAAGCATGCCCGTCTTGTTGGTAGGTGTAGGCAATCGCGTCTGAAATGGTGCTGTACTGTTGAATTTGCCACTCTACCGCGTGTGTAGAAATTCGCTGTCCAGTGTAGCCATTAGCGCGATATACAATGCCATTCCCGCGAGCGTCAGAACCAAGCCAAAATAGCCCATTATCTAGTTTTGCAACAGAATAAGCGGCAGCGCATCCGATTTCATTGTAAGCCCCCTGGATTCTTGACAAAGGAAAATCAGCGTTTCCTGCGTCATACCATACTTCAACAGAATTGTCGCCAAACACCCAGATTTCGCGGTGGTCTACAATTAGTGCGATGATTTTGTCTGGCGACCCTTCCGCGCTGGCAAAATCCAGCGGGTCAATTTGAGTGCCTTCAAGAAGACTTGTAACCCAAATTTTTTGAGTGTTTGGCTCATTAAAAACAAAATATCCATCAAGATACGCAACGGAACCTGCTCCAGGAAAATCTGGGTCAGTAATCTGTTGAAACACTCCGGTGTTGTCGTTGTAAATAAACGACGGCCCATTGCAGGCAATAAAAAGTTGCGTGCCATTATCGGCAAGCGACACAGGCCCGGATCCGCTGACATCTCCAATCTCAGTCACCACATAAGCGGGGCTGATTTTGTAAAGTTTGCTGCCGCTGACTGCATATCCATTCCCGCCAAATGCCCACAATCCGCGAATTGGCCCAGCGCCAACAGTGGCCAGCAAGCGCAACCCTGGCGCACGTTGCAAAAATGCAGCTTCTTTGCCCCCTTCTGGCACAATCTCGGGGAACAGATTGACCATGCGATTGTCGGCAGCATTGACACTGCGCGCAACGTAACTGGAGCCGAGAATGGGGGTTTTCATCAATAGTTGCCCGCATACACGTTAAACCGCTGACGAGTCGCCACCAGCGAATACGGCAAGCTCATGATGTCGTCAGGATTGTTAATGCGCTTGATGTTGCGTTTTGAAGTCATGGCAATGCGCTGCACTTGGCGAGAAGGCTCCACGCCAAACTCAGGTGCAAGCTCGCACGCCAAGTTGTAACGGAAAGCGCGAAGATAGCCGGGAGGCAAAACAATATCTGTTGCCAGTGTTGCAGGCTGTGTTAGCTCTTGAACAGAAACAAAATGCCATTCCAGAAGCCTTGTGGGCTTAGGGTAAATGGTCATTGTGATATTGGGCATGGTCATATTGACCCAAATCACTTGAGGATAAGTTGAGGTGACCGTCTTTACCGCAATGCCGTCATATTGCTGTTGATTGATGAACTTGATGCCAAACGATACGTTGGTGCTGGGATCTCGAAAATATGTTGCATCTTCCAGCAAAACAGGACGATTCCCAACAAAATCGCCAGTGGGCCCAAGAGTTCGAGTGATCTCGTCAGCGGGCCAGTTAAAAATTTGATCTTGAGTGTTATATACGGAAAGCCGTTCCGTATTCCATGAATCAATCATTTGGTTCATGGCATTGAGAGCATCGGCTGAGGTTTCCGCGGAAGGAGATTCCCCTTCAGCCAGCACGCCAAGCAAGCGCAGAGCCCCGTTAATAAGATCGCCAGCCGTTGCCATGCTTCCCCCTATGCCGCCGATTTTGGCGGTCTGCCGCGCCGTTTTACCTGCAATTGATTTTGTATTTCTGGAAGCTCTTCTTCATCTTCCGGATCGCCAAGATTATACCGCACCCATCCGTTTGACTCGTCGAACTCTGCTTCCATTTCCATGGTAGCCACTTTATGGCCATGAATTGGATGTTTTAGGTAAATGTTCATGTTTATAAAAAGGGCCGAAGCCCTTTTTTTTACAACACCGAGAAGGTAAGGCTTACAACCGGAAACGTGACAGTATTTGCCAAAGTTCCAGTTGCTGCCGCACGCACGCGGATGCGATCTCCAGCCGCTACAACAAGATTAGAGGCAGTTCCATTCAACGCCAGACTGCGAAGAGTGTTTGCTGCCAGTCCAGTGCCGCCAGTGGCTTTGGTGGTGTTGGCATCCGTTGCGGCCAGCATTGCCGCAGATCCTGCGCCAGCTTGCCCAAGGTTAGTGATTGAAAACGTCAGGTAATTAATATCGCTTGCCGTCAGCGCATCAACTCCTGAGAATCTAGCAACAGACAAAGTGCCAGCAGCAGGAGCGATAACAAAAATGTCGCTATTGCCGGTAGTGGCAATCGTGGCGCCTTGCTGAGTGATTGAAAACCCGTTTTGCAGATTGCTGGCAACTTTACTAGTGGAGTCAAGAGTGGAGCCCACAACAGACGCGCCCGTGATGGTCGTGCCTGCCACCAGCTCCGGATCAGAGTAGGCCACCCCTACTGGTTTCGTATTAGGCATATTTTATCCTTTCAAAAAGGGGGCCGAAGCCCCCATGCCTGCTTAGGAAATGCGATAAATCGTATATGCCGCATCGCCAGTTTTGCGGAATCGGAAGGTTCCAGACGTATTGTTCGTTTTAGTCAGCGCGTCCTGAATAATGTCGTTTCCAACAAGCGTATTTCCAGCGCCCGCTTGAAATGTCACATCATTCCCTGCGTCATCGCCAATGTTGATGAACGAACAATCAAACGTGGATCCTACTTTAAGGCTGGGGAATGCTGCATCCAGAAGAGCTCCAGTAGGGAACACGTAAGTGCCCGCGCTAGTGCTGCCCGGATCCATTGTGCACATGCCTGCGGCCAATTGAGCGGCAGTGATCGTTACGGATGCCCCAGTCAGTGCGGCAGGGGCTTCGGTGTTGTAAAAACTAACTTCTCCAAGATTTCCATCGCCGACTTGATAACCGCCTGCGCCATTAGGAAGAGCCATGATTAATTCCTTTCAAATTGTTTATAACGGGGGCCGAAGCCCCCGATGCAAGCTTAACCCCAAATACGGCAAGCCATTTGCGGACGGATAACGCTGTAGCCATACAGAACGTCAATACGGCAAGGCATGCGGTCGTTGTTGATGTCGTATTGGCGAACCACTCGCAGACTAATGCCGTTATGCACAGCACGCGAGGCCATATCCACGCCTTGCGGCAGGAGAAGGTCAGCGGTGGCAAACGTGATTGCATCCTTGTGATACACAAGGTTCTGCGGGTACTGGGTGGAGGCCGACCCAAGGAAGGTTACTGCAGCAAGGTTCTGCGGGAACGAATCCACCGTGGCCAGAGCATGCGCCGAGGTATAGATGGCCGGGAAAATGGAAACGTCGGTGAATTTGCTACCGGCGGCAGTGTTGGCAGCAGTAACAACAAACTGTTGCAGCGAGCCGGTTGACTCACGAGTTTGCGGGTTCACCGCATAGACATTCGCAATGGTGAAAACATCGCCCACCGCCAGCGTGTTGCCGGTGGTGCCGTTCAGGGTGATTTTACTGGTCCCTTGAGCGGAAATCGTGCCATCCACCGTAATAGTCCCAGTTCGGGAACCAGTCGTGAATTGTTTGATGGACTGAGACATATTGATTTCATCAAAGCCCAGCACGCCCGTACCCATCAAGCCGTTTTTGAACTGCTTGCTGATAGTGTCGGTCGGGTTAAACAGGCCTTTCATGCCTTCCACAAGTCCAGCATTGGCTGCCGGGTTCACAGTGGCATAACGGGGCGACATGACAGCCGCATTTTCGTTCAGCTTCTGTTGAGCTTGCAGAAGAACAAGCGAAGTGCCGGGAGTGGTGCCGGGGGAACCTACGCTATTGCCAATGCTCTTGAATGCGTTAGCGACATCAGCATCAATTGATGCAGCCAACTGGCTGATACGAGGCTTCAGAACACGTTCTGCGAAGTCATCCAATTGCATGGTGAGTTCGGCAGAGGTGAAGTTCACGCCGATATGCTTTTGGGAAGCCACAGCCAGCGTGGTGAATTGTTCGTTGTCGTCCTGAACTTGCAGGGCGGCGCCGTCAGTAACCAGAGCGCGGTCCGGCAGGCGGATGCGCAGAGTGGAGCCAATTTTTGCGCCTTCAACGGCAAACGAATCATCGTATTGGCGGTTAACGTTGCGGGTGAGGACAAGATTATTCTCAAGGATTTCCAGAGCCTTGCGAGTAATCATATCGATGGTCAGAAGACTATTTGCCATGATGGTTTCCTAAAATAATTAACGGTTTCGTTGCGCCTCAAGCTTCCGCATTTGCCTTTGACGTTCTGCCTCAATCCATTCCGATGCACTCATGGTTTTAATTGAGCGGGGATCGGTCGTATCGTAAGCAGGTGCCCCAGAAGTGCGAGCAGTCACAGGCTTAATTGGAGCCGGAGCCGAAGTTGTTTTCTTTGCCGGAGGATCTGCAACAAGTTTTGCCTCGATTCTTCCAATTTCTTTTGCCTGAAGATAAGGAGACATGCGGGCAATTCTGTCTGCTTCTTTTGGATTCGCCCCGAGGTAATAAGCCACATCGGGTCCAATATCTGAAGCCTGAATTGTTTGCGCCATCACTTCGGTGATTGGCAAATTTGGGTTATACGCGACCTGTTCAAAGTCTTCGTATTTGTCCCGAGCTTGCTCTTCTTTGTCGTGATAGCTTTCAAGCAATGCAGCCTGCTGTTTTGCCTGCTCTCTTTTTGCAACCAACTCTTCAGCTTTTCGGTATGCCAATGCTTCCGCATAGGCTTCCGGGCTTTCAAATTGATCTACAGGCGGAACATC